GTGACTTGATCAACCGCTACTCCGCGAGGCATCAAATCAGCCAATCGGGTTAACAAAGTCCGCGCTCGCGTTCTCTCTTTCTTTGAGTTGATAGTGGCGCAACGTCTTTCGATTAGATCGAGAAACGGCGGCGCATCAACTACCGATCGAATGCCAAACTTCTTAAGTTGTTTATCACGACGAACTTTGTACGCGGCGGATTCTGCGTCGGCCTGAGTTGGAAACTTCGCTCTAATGCGTTTCCGATTCACGCGGATATCAAGCAAGTATTCGCGTTTGCCAGTCTTTTTTGACTTGATAGGTTTGATCACGCGGCGAATCATAATTTCAACTTGCCAATTTCAGCAATGTTTTACGCTGTTCTATTTGATGAGACTTGATTAACTTTTGGGCTAACGCTTCTACTTCGGATCGAACGAGAAACACGCGGCGCCCGCAGCGAACGTGCGTTAACTCTTCTGTCCCCGCCTTTCGTTGCCGAAAAGTAGTGTGATGAAGCGGAAGAATTTCGCCTGCCTCTTCAAAGCTAATCAATGGAGAATTAGTGCTCACCGATTTACGATTACCTGATACTCAAACAATCCGCCTTCTCGCCTTCGTCTGTTAACCGTACGCGATCCCCACTTGTGTTTCCTGAAGTCTCTCAACCTCGCTGAGATTCCATCTTCACTCCCGCCGCAGAGCGTTTTGATTTCCTGCAAAGTTCTCCAACGCTGATCACTCATTAACCTGTAAACCCGCGCCTATTGTCCTGATAGTCGAATCTCATCTTTTGCTGGTTCGTACGTCTTTCCATCAAACATTGGACGAGAAGGACGATGCTCAAGCCGCGAGCTGTGCGCTTCACGCTGAAGGCGATCTAGAACTGCTAACAGACTTGGTTGCGATGCGCTCATCTACTCTCTACTCTTGAACTCTCTAACTCTCTGTGTGTCCGTCCGACTTTTCCTTTTCATGCCAGAGTCGATCTACTTCACCGGCTAAGTCAGCGTTGATTTCCTGAAGCCTCACGATCCGCTCATAAGCGTGGTCAGGATTAGCGCAAAGCTCGCGTAATGCTTCGTCAGTCATGCGATGCGCTCCTCGTGCTGAATCTGCGTACTCGGTCGATAGGTAACAAGCGATCCGTTGAACTGAAGCTCTGTCCTGAATAGCGGGCCTTCGCGATGCTTCGCGCACTTGAAATTCCGTAAAAAGAATCGCGCGCCTTCCTCTGGCTCATCACCGAACAGGAAGAACACAGCGTCCGCATCCTGCTCGATTTCTCCGCTGTCTCGGAGATCGCGTAACTCTGGTTCGCGCTTTTCCTTTGCAGAGTTTCGGCTCAATTGACTAATGGCAATGACTGGAATTCGGTATTCCATCGCCAGCCCTTTGAGACCGCGAGACACCGATCCAACTTCTTGATTTCTGCTTTCTCTGCGCGTGCCTTCAAGTAATTGCAAATAGTCCACAACTAGCAATTCAACTCGTTCGTCGCGACGTTCGTATTCGGATAGTGAGTTGCGAATATCTGAGAGAGACAAGCTGACATCATCCAGAATCAACGGACGATTCGAGAGGCGAACAACTCCGTCAATCAGTCGCTTGTAATCTTGCTCCCAAATACCGGGGCGAATCTTCCATCGCTCAGTATCGGATTCCACCGAGACCAACCGATCAAACAGAGACTCCCGAGACATCTCACGAGAGACGATGTAAACCCGATGCCCTGTCTCCGCGATATTCGCCGCAATGTCTAACCCAAGAGTTGTTTTCCCGAAACTTGTAGGAGCTGCCAACACGTACAGCGCGGAAGGAACTAATCCACCACCTAACAGATGATCATCCAACTCTCTAAATCCCGTGGGTAGTGCATCCGAAACGCCCTTGAAAAACAGTTCATACCGGAGAAGTTGGTCATTCGCGATCTGTTCCAGACTTTGTGCTTTCCGTTTCTCAGTTCGATAGTTCCGAACCTTATCGAGTTGATCGATGGCCTTCGATAGAGTCAGATCGATGTCTTCAGATTCGTCGTTAGCTTGAGCAAGTAACCGATCTGCTAGCTTCATCAAACCCCGGCGGCGAGCGGTTTCTTTGATCGGTTTGATGTAAGGCTTTAAGTTGAGAACGTGGGGCAGTCCGAAATCGAGTTTGCCGATCACAATAACACCTCCAACCGACTCCAATTCATTTTGCTTTCGCAAATACTCTGCAATCGTCACGGAGTTGATCTCTTCGCGCTGTTCCAGCAGGGCGAGCATCGCCAGGAAAATTGCTTTATGAGACGGGACGTAAAACCATTCGGCGGGAAGTTCTCGCTTGGCTTGATCGATCACCGAGTTATCCAGAAGGATCGAACCTAGGACGGCGCGTTCCGAGTCGGGGCTATGTGGCATCTGGTCGATATTCATATCCGCCCTTTCTCGCGATCTCTGCCTGTCTCGCGTGCCACGCTGCGTCGTGCTTTGGTTTACCCGATCCGTTTCCGCTTCGCTTCTTCGCGAGCCATGGGCCGATCTTGCTCGCAACAAGCGCCCAATCAGGCGCAGAGCACCACGGCTCAGACTCTAGCCACTCGTAACAGGCAATAGCGTCCGCTTCCGAAAACCCGGAAAGGATCGCGCTGATCGCCTTACCCTGCTTTCCGCCGTTGAGCACCTTTCCGACGCGGTTAGCATGGAACTCCATAAGCCGCGTATGCGGACTTTCTTTCTTTTCTTTAATCTCTTTCTTTTGTGTGTCACGTGGTGTGACTAGTTTCCTGTCACCCCTTGTGACTGGTTCCAGTAACGTGGTGTGACTAGTCACGTGGTGTGACTGGTCACGTGGTGTGACTAGTTTGAGGCTGTAAAAGAACTGCTGGCCGACCGGCTCCCGCTCGATAAATCCGTCCGCTAAAGCCAGGTCAATCCCCCGTTGAACGCTCTGCTGTTTGAGGCCGGTGATCTCGCGGAGCTGGGACATACTTATCTTGTCCCTTTCCTTTTGCCAGCCGAATGTTTTGCGGATAATTGCGAGCACAATCTTCAATTCCGGCAAAGACGAAATGTTCTTCAGCGACTCATCAAAAAACGTATTGGGAGTCTGCGTGTGATTAGGTTTCTCAAAACCGCGTTCAGGGGTTGCCATTTACACTTCGAGCCTCATTTCAGGACGTGTGCGGCGCAATTGGCAGTCACTCCGTTCACGCAGATACGAAGTAGCAACCGACGACGCCCTGAAATCAGGCTCGCGTTCTGCGTGATAACTTACTGGCTGCCCACCAGCCCCGCGCCCGTCGCGGGAATGTTCTATCAATCATGTTGTAATCGATCCTTTCACTTTACGTTTTTCAACCTCGACGCGAAAGCGTCTTGCATACTAGAAAAATAAAGTTCAACTTGAGAATTCCCGTGGCTGCGATCTCTGAATTCTGAAAATCTTTTTCGACTCCCACACGCTTGCGCGTCAGCTTCGACCATAACTTTCAAATATCAATCTTCCGTCATTGTCGCGTCCTCACCGATCAGCATGATCTTCTCCAGTCTCAGCAGAAGCATTTTCAAGACGCCGTACAACTCCCACGTAGTCATATTTTCGGCGGTTCGCGTTATCGAAACGTCACCATTTGGCTGGAGATCAAGCAGCACTTCGTACCGTTTCGGATAAACAAAAGATGTGTTAATTTTCGGCATCGTACCGCCCACGGTCTCCGTGCTTTTTCCCTTTCTCAAATCGTTAACAGCTTTTTTACGCATCTCACCCCTCTCAGCTTCGACCAGAAGTCAAAGAACTCACTCGCCATCTTTGCCCAGCAGTAACCGAGGTGTCAGTTCTGCTAACTCGTAGCCAGAAACCTCAGATGCCATACGGCCATCGGACAGCATGAAATGGGAGAAGAATGCCGTGCGCGTTCCAACGACTGCCGCGTATAAACATACCGCCTTGACGTAATGGTAAAGAGTGGTCGCAGCTTGCACTCTTGCCGCACGTTCGTTCCCTGATTTCGACTTCATCACCGGCCAGATTATTTTGAATTTGTCGCCTTTGATTTCAAATGCGAGCATGAACGCGGCCCTACCCTCAGCATCGGAACCAAAGCCCTCGCCTTTGAATTCGCCTCCAAGAGCCTTGAGTTGGCGTTTTGCAGCGTCAATCCACTTACCCGGATCGGACTTGCTCGTTCCCCAAAAGTTGAGATTTTCAGCGTAAGGCACTAAACACCCTTCTCTCTTGGAAGCATTCGCGTTGTAGCAACAATGAAACCGTGCTCCGTCTTAACGATCCAGCTACCAACTGGTACTATCTCGTTCCACCCGCTAGCCATTCTTAGTTTCATAGGAACATCGCGCTCCGTGTAATCGCGAAAAGCAAAAGGCCGCGCAAAGTCGAACACGTCGTTTTCGTTTTCCCCGTTCCATTGAATCCGACCTGCCGCCATCACCACTCCTTCACGCTGAATCTAATTCTTTGATCGAAACCAAAGGGCATTCACCGTTGACTCGTTAATCCGTCTTGACTGGCTCACTTTTCGTTCGCACTAACGCCTGAAACGAATCGCCACGCTCGCTGATTTGAACGACCGTGGCCTCTATCGGGAACCGTCCGTGCTTGCCTTCTTGCCACTTCGTATATTCCATTCGACCACGGGCGACGAGCGCCTCAATGGTTGATGTGCCGTACCAGAGTCCGGTGTGCAACTTCCATCCCTCGCGCGCCCAAAAGCCGCCGGGAAATCGAACGAGTTTCGCGCCGTGATTCAATGCGTGTGCTAACGCGCCTTGCATCGATGGCGACAGTTGCGGTTTCATTTCTTCTCAACCTCGCGGTTTACCGCTCACAACCTTTCGACGTAATCATTCAAACTCTCGTAGTCCGTGGCTTCAATTTCCTATGCGCGAACCGCCCTGTCCCCTGCGGAGACGATCCGCGCACAGGTTTGGCGACGGGAAAGGAATCTCAGAAACCGTCGCACACTCAATCTTCTAGCCACTTCACTTCGGTAATCTCGACCTTGCGAGTCTGACTCTTGACCCAAGCGGGTCTTGACCAAAAGTTTTCGTGCAGGTCGTTTGGGTCTTTAGCCATCACAACTTCGTGTACAGTGCGAGGCTTGCCGAATCCTTTGTCCGGCGTCTCTCGCCACGTAATCCGCGCCCGCTTCTCCGCCCGAAAGTTGACCTTCAAGTCAAAGATTTCGTTTGATTCTGGCATCTGAATCTCCTAGAAAGGTGCTCCATCATCGTCAACGTATTCAGGCTGGCTCTGATCAAAGGGCGGCGCCTCATCCGCTCTGGTTTCCGTTTGTCGCATAGACGCAGCGGCATCAACAGCAGGAATGACGACGTTAATCATTCGCTCGTAAAGGAACTGCGTTTGATCGTCAAAATTCCACTTCCCGTTGAACTTCTGAACCGGCGGCGGGCATTCGCCAGGATCGTCGCGTGTGTACTTCTGAGGTACTGAGACGGCTTTGTCAGCTTCCCATCCCTGCCCAACAAAGAAAGCTGTTTTGTCGTCTTTCGTGTCGTGCCACGCGCGGAAAATCACCGGCTGGGAAAAGTCAATGTTCTCCGCGAGTTTCATAAAACGAGTGCATTGACGGGTCTCGAACGGAAGATCCAAAACACACGGAACGCCGTCAGCATCAAGGTAAATCTTGAATCCCATGTATCGCTGATCGTATTGATCGCCCGTGTCTCTCCATTCGATCTTGTTTATTAGCGCCTCGATGCCGTTGTATCGCTTGATGTACTTCGTAAAGGTTTCATTCGTGCGCGGGTTCTTCACTTCAATTGGTTTGAACCCGTCTTTTGGCGTCTTACTTTCCTGAACGATTCCATGGTGTTTTATTGAAAGAAACACCGCATTACTGTCTGATTGCTCCATCAGTCCTTTCATTGTTTTCTCCTTTGGTTTAGGCGGCTTTGTCTTTTTTAACTTGTTCCAGTGATGCCGCAAGTTGATTGATTAAAGTTGGTTTCGACTTCTCATACTGCTTACAGAAGCGAGAAACAGGGCAATAACTTTCACAGCGAACGCTTGCCCCGCGACGTTCGACTACTGACAGATCCTTGGCCTCTCCAGCCGCTTGTAACGCGAGATCGGAGTTCAGATAGAGCTTCACAGCCTTCTTCTGTCCGCGCTTCATTAGCGCCCACTGCGTCTCACGTTCCCACCGTTCTTGAGATGTGCATTCAGGGTAAATTCCCTGCGCCGCTTTTTGGTGTAAGCGGACCCGCTCCTCGAGGAAGTCCGAAGCCTGCTCAGGCGTCCACAAAGGAACAGAAAAGGTTTGTACTTGTTGCTGGGGATAAGATTGATCGAACTGTGCTTTTGACTTCGACCAATCGCGGCCAATGGTCACAATTTGAAGCTGGTTAACGTATCGGCCGGCGCGTCTGATTAGTTCCGCATAGACATTTAACTGCGCTTCCCATTCGGGCTTGATTCCATCTTTCACCGCCCACACAGACGTTAGCTTCCAGTCTGTTAAGAGTTCACCATCCAGAACCATTTCACTCAGATCGTAATGACCAATGACTTTCCATCCGAGAACTTCAATCTCTAATTCCTCTTCGGAAATCGTATCTTTCAAGCCCTTGGCATTGCGTTCTAAAACCCCATGTAAGAGAGTCCCCAGAAGCGCCCAGATGCGATCGGAGGCATCCTCAACGATCTCGTTTTCATGCTTCAACGCCAGTGCCCGAAGCTGCGGCGGCTGAATTAATTCCGTCACGCTGATTACGTTCGGATTGCGCCGCCGCGGATGCCGACTCACAGCACGAACCAGCGGCTCAGGCAGATTGTTGAGAT